TTATAAATCTTCTTTCCATTTTCATCAAGCTTAGGTGTACCATCTTTATTCTTATCAAGAACACGTCTGGTTCTACCTGTTTCCATATAAGTTAAAGTTCCATCAGCATTGGGTCTCCAAGCCTGCTTAAGCTCACCAGTCTCTTCATCAACCTTAGCAAGAGTTCTCTCATTCTTCCACTGCTCAGATGTAGCTTTAGATAACAATGTAGCAGCTCCACCAGTAGCTTTGCCCTGATACTTCTTGTGAAGTTCTGCAATACCGTTCTCAATGTAACTTCTCTGCCAATCAAGTTTATGCTTATTAGCATCAATAATTGTCATTGAGTGTTTAACCGCTCTTGTAAGCTCATCATCAGTTGCACCAATGATTGTCATATCAGTGATAAGGTTCGAGATAATACCCATTTCTGTCTGTGTTCTTTCCTTAGACAGTATCTTCATTCCTTCTCTATAAGGATACTCTTTCTTATCATCGAAGTCTTTAAGACCTTCAAGAGGCGGTCTATTATTGATCTTATGTATATTCTTTGTAGGAATTACTAATACAGTATCTCCATCAAAGTCTGCTCCTGACATTATCTCAGCAGAATTCTTTGTAATACCAATTGCATCAGGAGCCTGAGGACCTATAAACTTCTGTCCTTCTTTATTCTTATTATTAACAATAAGTCTAGGTATCTGGAATATACCTTCATGAGGGAATCTTATAAGAACGACTTCCTCACCATCCTGATAACCAGGTGCATAACACTCATTATCTTTTAACGTATTAATAGGGATAATAACATGAGACTGCTGTCTAGGTAAAGCTGTAGCTTTAAGATCAACTGCAGAGCTATCACACTCGCTTGCAAACTCTTCAAGAGCTTTCTGTCTTACAACAGGATTTGAGTATGACATAATCTCATTGTATTCATCCATCTTCTCAGCATATGTCAAATCTAACTGAGACTTAATAAGCTCTTCAGACTGCTTTGCTAAGAACTGAGAAGGTAATGTCTTAGACCAAGTCTGCCATTTACCCTCATCATTAACTTTATTTACATAACCAAGATGCTCAACACCTTTATCGTCAACCCAATGATCCTGACCTTCTGCCATAATCTTTGCACCAAATACAGCATCTACATCAAGAGCATTCTCAATAGGTTTTAATCCTTTTTCATCACCTTTAGCAATGGGTTTTGAAGTATTATATACAATGTCATATCCATCAGGAATTTCATCTGAATAAACAGCCATACCTTTAATATAACGATTAGGATTCTCAGCATCACAATTCTTAACAGCAATACGAACCTGTGAATATGCAGAATCTCCTAAGTTAAGATCCTTAAGACCTGGACGAATCTCTACAAGTCCATCTCTAGGAGTTCCACTAGGTCCTTTACCATCCTGTCCACCTTCATCAAATCTTACATAAACACGACTTCTATCTATGTAATTAGGTAACTCAGGAACAAACCATGTTCTTCCACCATCAGGAGAATAGTCTTCCATTGAATGAATGTCTTTAAGATTCTCTATAATGTCTCTCTTTGTAGTTCCTTTAGGAGCCAATACAAGAGTAGAAGTATATTGCTTAGGATTTGTTACCTGTTTAATATCAATACGGTGAACTTCATAACCTTTTTCCTTAAGCATTAAAGAAGCAACTTTCATCTGTGAAGCACTTATACCAGTTCTAGGAGTTCCATCTTCCCAAGGATAACCTAACTCAGTACCAGATGAAATATCCAAATAACCACCTTTACGCTTAAGTATTTCTTCAAGTCTATCTGCAACTTGTTCGTTAAGCTGCTTTTTAGGAGACTTGGATTGCTCATAAAGTGATCTTACAGAAGACTCTGGTTTACCAATCATCTTACCAATCTGAGTCCAACCATAACCCTTACCATCTCTAAGTCTTTGTACACGCTTTTGAAGTTCTATACGCTCATTCTGAGAAGAAATAGAACGTTTTGCTTTAAGTTCGTTAATAGAAATTTCTTCGCCAGTAAGTTTACTAAAATATTTTGCTATTTCAGCATCACTCATTCCACGTCTATGCTGTTCATTATAAGCTTCATGGAACTTCTTACCTTGTACGTAAAGATTGTCTTCATTAACAGTAGCCTTACCAGAACCAGGATGTCTAGCTTTACCAGGTGTTCCACCAAATTCATTTTCCATCTTCTCAGCAAATGAACTAAACATATCTGTTCTTTGATAAGGATTCTCACCAGAGCCCCAAGGATATCGTCCTGAATGGCGAGGTGTTCCATAATGCTTTAAACTTTCTTCTCTTTCTTCATCTGTCATAGCAAAGTAGATGTCTACAGCTCTGTCGATGATTGCACTAGCGTCTCTTGTGATAGCCATTGTTATCCTTCTCCTTTGAGTTCTCTGATTATTTTGTCAAATAATATTATTTTCTCCATGATAGGTAATATTTCGTCAGCTTGTGGATTCGCTATTATAATACCATCACTTTGATAGATTCTTAACTCAATTCCAATACTTCCAGGTTTATGGTGATATTCTAAACAAAAAAGAGCGGCATAAATATACAACTGTTCCATCTTTGCAGGTTTTTCACCAGTCTTTAAATCATGTATTCTAAGCATTTTGGTCTTTTCATCAAAGCTAATTGCATCTGCAGTACCAAAACAATTCTCAGAATAATATAGAGGAACTTCAGGTGACATACGATAACCTATAGCATCATTAATATACTGATCTAAAGTTCTTGTTGTCTGAGGCATTTCGACACCTAGCTTAATATGTCTCATTGCCAAATCATGTAAATCAGTTCCTCTTTGGTTGGCTTGCATTCTTATATACCAACGCTTTAGTTTCTCAGGATCATAACTAAGCCAAGAATGTTGACTTGCACCAAGTACTGCATGACTACCTAAGATTTTTGAATGATTGTTCCATTGCATTCAGTACCTCCTCTTTGTTCTCTGGATAAATAAAAGAAGCAAAAGACATATCATTCAACTTACCAATGTAATAATCTTGATTAGGTTGATGAGGTGCATTTTGTTCTCTCTTATCCTCAAGAACTGCCCATTTGTTTTGATAGAGGACGGTTAAATCGGGAATGCCTTGAATGTAACGTGCATCATTCTTCATGACCACACAACCAGGGAATCGTTCATAAAGTTCGTCAATCAATCCTGATTGAAAATCTGATTCCTTTTTCTTTCCCATTTTGTCGTCTCCTTTTTGCTGATATTTTAAAAAATTAATAAACAGAAAATATCTTTAAGCCCATATATTTTTCTGCTTATATTTACAAATAAAAAACCAGAAAGTATTCGCTCGTCCTTGAAGAAATAAAAGAAGCCGTTCTCAAAGCCTGCCTTAGAAAGTGGAGTCATGGCAAATATCTTTCTGGTTAAGATACTTTTACTTTACTGCAAAGGTTTTTTTGTAGGTTGTTGTGAGAATCTTACCTTTAATATATTTTTGTGAGAATAGATTAATAGGTAAAATAAGTAAAGGATAAAAGTATCAATATAATAAACTGATTAACAATTGCTCTCCTTTGTATAAACATAGAGGCTAATCTAAAAACAGAGGGTCATGGCATAAAGCTTAATCAGTTATTACCATTATTTGCACTAAGGAGAAGTATGTGTGTAAAACATTTTATATTATTACAAGGAGTTTTTAGAGCATTAACAGGTGTATTTCCGTACAATGTGTAAAATCTCCTTAGTGCTAAATAATTACAAATAAAGAGGTAAAAAATTAAAAGGATAACAAATGTATCTATTCAAAAGACACATCTTATCCCTCTCATAATAGGACTGAATTTTTTCGCGAATTTGTAGACTTGAAAAAAAAGAGAAGGGACATAAATTACAGTCCCATCAACTTTCTCATTGTTTTCTCGATTTTTGCATAACACTTATCGCAGATGTTACTAACATTTTTATTTCTAAAATGTGTTGTTCCATCAGGATTAAGACTATGTTCAAACGGTATAACAAATGGATTGTCGTTTATACCTTTTAACATTCCCACTTCTCTCTTCTTGCAAATTTCACATAAATTCTTCATAACTACTTCCTCCTTAAATTTGTTTTTTTTATTCAGTTGTATTATTGAGATATATGTTCTATCCCATAATATAACATTCATTCTACGCGACGCACAAAACTAATTTACTATTATGGGAGATAGAAACTATATTAAACTATCTCTCTTAAGAAGGAGGAAAAATATGAAAAATTTTATCAAATTAACTTGTAATGCTGATTCAAACAGTCAATATACATGGATCAATATTAGTAACATAGTACGTATAGAAGAATTTTATAGCAAACATACAAAACTTTGGTTTACTGATGGAACTTCTATGTGGGTTGTTGAATCACCCGAAGAAGTAATGGAGAAAATTGGAGCGTAATTTGCTCCTCTTTCTTTTTTTTAATTAAAATAGCGAAAAAATATGGCCCCATATTAATATACGAAGCCATAAATATTTTCATTCAATCACCACCTTAATATTTTCTATAGGTTCAACAAGTTCATCTACAGGAATAAATATTGTTGTACCAAG